ACCCGCGTTACCTGAAGGAAGACTATCTTTTGCTCCGAAGTTAGTTGTTATTGTATAATTACTCATTTAAATTAATCTCCCTAGAAGAGCGTGTACGTCTATTTGTTGTATTGAATAAGGTGCGCCATTGATAGTAGATTCAATGCCTATGGTTACTACAGTACCACTACCGCTTGTGTTTACAGAAGGACGTTGTATGTCTATACCTGTTGTAAACTTAGAAGCAACATAAGCAGTATCTACTGTATCTTCTTCTACCCAAGCCGAACCACTCCAGTAGTATAGTTTACTTTCCGTTGTGTTGTAGTATAAAGCATTTACTTCACTAGTTGTAGGCGCAGAACTAAATGCTCCTAAGTAAGTACCTGTACTGCTTGGAGCAATAAGGGTTGTTGTGTTGTCCCCAAACTGTCCTATATTAAACTCAGAGATAGGTGTGTTAGCTAGTTCAGTACTAAAGGCTTTTTTAGTAAACCCACTGTCATAATCATAGCCCCAAGCTAGTGTAGTATTTGAAGCTACGTTACCGATAACTGTAATGTTAAACTTTTTAAGAAACTTAAGGTTCGTAGAGTTACCAAAGTTCATTGGGTTACTGTAGTAAGTCATTAAGTATGAAGAGCCGTTGTCCTGATAACCTCCATACTTAAATATACCGTCTTCCCTACCAAAGTAAATACTACCGTCCTGTAGTAACGCTAGGCTACGTGGGTTAACCCCTGCCCATGTAGTTACTCTGTTAGCACCGTCAGGCAAAGAGGAACGCATATCAAAGCAGTATACAGTTTGACTATCCTGTAAAGACAACAAGTAGAATGCTTCATCTGCACTATAGATAGACTTAATAGGGTTAAATTGTGACCTAACTAACGTAGTTAACTCAGTACGTACATTATTACTAATGTCACGCATAGGCATTGACTTTTCTTGTATAGTCCTACCAAAGCTACGTACACCGTCTTCAGATAAAAATATAATGTCAGTGCCTGTGTGCTGTACTGAATCTCTAGCAATACAACCTACGCCTTCTACAGTGTCATGTAGTACCATGTTAGCAGGGCTTTCAGCACCAGAGTAAATAATAATTGAACGCTTACAGAATATAACTAAAAAGTTATTAAAGGCTGATAACGCTACAATCTCGTCATTACCGTCAGGGAACACAAGAGTTAAATCTAAAGAACCTGAAGCACCTCCAGACCAAGCATGACCGTTAAGTGTATCCGACCAGTATACAGTATGTTTATTACCAGTTACATCAGCTACCCATAGTTTACCAAATGCGGCTAATACTTCATTACCTTGAGGTGCAGTACCTGTAGAATGAGAGTGGTCTGACATAGCCTCTAAGACTCCTGAGCCACTTTCGTCTGTGTACAGTAAAGGCTCATGTCCTCTTTGGAAGAAGTACGTATGGTTGTTAAAGTCTACAATCTTCCAGTTGTTTGCTGTTGGTGTGTAACTAATCGGAGTAGTTAAGTCAGTTAACTGTGTAGTCCCTGAAAATATTTTTAAGTTACCCGCAGAAAATACTACCTTATCGCCACTACGGTCTAGTGATTCATGTACAGCCTCTATGCCCCGACTAGAGCCTAATAACGTAGCTGTACTTGCGTGGGTAGATACTTCCGTATAACCCTTACGTGCGCCAATACGACCATGTTCATCAATGATACAGTTACTAGCAGTAGCCGCAAAGGATTGGTCAATGGATACAGGTGAATCCTGACTGTTGATACCTGCAAATCCAGGGGCTTGTACTGTAATGTTCTGTAATTGTTGTGCCATTAGCAAGGTGTCCATACAGTTTCAGAAGGGAATCTAGCGGCATCAAACGCTACTGCATCTGCTAACGTAGTGTCCGCTAAAGCAAATAGTTCCTGTGACGAAGTGCCGCCTGTCTCTCCACGCTCACGAGAGGCTAAGGCTACTGCGTACTGTACTACTGGTGATGAAGGTACAACTAGTTTGTCTGCATCAAGAGTAAACGCATCTGCTCTATCTACAATGTTAAATCGTAATGTATATGCTTTGTCAGGCTTAGGATATAAGTCAACTAAGGCATTGCCATTAGCGTCCACACCGTTCCAAGAGTAGTACTCAGGTGAACCCTTGACAGGCTCTTGTACTAAGTATGCATTGTTCATCCAAGAAGAACTAGCAGGACGCATAAAGAAGTTAGACGTGTCATTAATTACGTCTAGTATCTTAAAGGAGTTGTTAGTACCCGTCATGCTGTAACTAAATACATCATCAGTAGTAGTTACTGTGATTGTGCTTCTTAGTGCTGACCAGTCCCAAGCATCCTCTACAATACGTCTAGCATCGTTAACAAACTCACCTACTAGTTTTACATAAGAATCAGTTGTGTTTTCAATACTAGTTACTTCGCCTTCACGCATTCTACGTAGCACACTGTTTACTAGTTGTAAGTAAGTCATTATCCGTACCTTCTTAAGTTCATAATGGGACTAAGCATTTCTTGTGTAGACTTAATCTCTGTGTCAAATTTAAATAGTTCTTTGTCAAATAAGTTTTCTACTGGAGTTCTCTGCTGAGGCATACCACTACCAAGTAAACCACCGATACTAAAAGGTAAATCAGGCATAGGCAAATCTGGTAAATCTGGTAAATCTGGTAAATCAGGAAAGTCTGGTAAATCTGGAAAGTCTGGTAAATCTGGAAAGTCTGGTAATTCTTTATCTTCAACAAAATCTTTAACGGGTTGCAATACTTTTTTATCAAACTGGCGACCACCTTTTTTTACAACCTCTATTACAGGCTGAAGAACTTTTCCAAATTCATCAAATATTTCAGAGTCTGGTAAGTTAATGTCAGGTAACATATCTCCAACTGCTTCTGCCGCGCTAGCTACAGCCGCCACACCAAAATTATCTACTAATGCGTCTTTTCCAGACTCTCCTGTTAATATATCGGTTTGTACATTCATCATTTTATCTGAAAACTCAGCCGCTTCCATACCAAGTAAATCAGCATCAACACCTAAAGACGCAAAAGTCTCTTCGACTACAGGAGGCATATCAATATTCTTTACGACTTGCTGTGTTGCTACGTTTTTAACTACGTCTTCAAGGTCTCCACCTGAAGCCACAGTAGACGCGGCATTAATCCACGTATTTCCTGTCATAGTAGCTAAAAAAGCTAAAGGTTTGGCTATGCCTTCAGGGTCTGGTCTAACAAATACATTAGTATATGTACCTAGTTCTGCATCAGGAGAAGTCTGATACCGTTGCATTCTTTTTAAGTCCGCGTCCCAATCAATATGCGCTCCAGTACCTGTGTTTAAATAGACACCTTCACCGCGGAAGGAATCAGGTCTATCAAAACCTTCAAAGTCTTCATACTCACGAACTATTGAAATACCTTCAGCATCAAGAAAACCTTGCATTACATCTGCTTGTGCTTCTACGGCTTGACGTAAAGGGTCGTCTTCGCTTATCCAAGATTGTTTTTTACCGTATCCTCTATTACTCGGAGGATTGATAAGCATCTTGTGTGTTTCTTCACTAGAAAAATCTAAAGGACCTGCGTTAATTCTTTCCTGAGCCTCTACGTATTCGTCATAACCTTCTGGTACAATCCTTCTGGTTTTCTTGTGTCTACCTTCATAATACTCTTCATACTGAGGTTCACCTATTAAAACATAATCTTCATCTGTCCACTTGTTACTAATCTCATTAGCTCTAGCATACCAAGATTGTAAGTAAACTTCATCAGCGGCTTGTTTAGCTTCTTCAAAAGACGTAAGCTCGCCTACTTCGTATGAGTCTCTATAGGTAGGTGCTTGCTCTCTGCCCTTATCTACGGGTGTTTTAGCGGCTTCAATTGCTTCTGCTTCGTTTTGTTTTTGTTCAGGAATTTGTGTTTTTTTACTAACCCTGTCAATAGATTGTTGTAACTGAGTAGGGTTTAATTCTTCTTTTATTGCCAATTCTGCTCTTGCACGAGCTTCAGCATTACCACTAAATTTATCTGGATTAACAAATAAAGATTCAACTAGAGTATCCTGTCTAGCTTGATTTTCATAAAAAGCTCTTTGTTTTTGTGCTTCCGACATAGCTCGGCTAAACATTGTCATTATTTATTCCTCTCTACGCCTTTGACTTTCTCAGCAGTTCTCATTGCACCTAAACCAAGCATACCCATAAGTACTGGCATCATAGTTGATATATCTAGAACAGGGACTTCAATGGTAGAATCGGCAAGAGCAAGCGCAAAATTTGCCATCGGGATAAGAAGGTAGTTACTCGCAAGTCCAAGACAACAAGTCCAACCAACAGCAGGTCTCCAACCCGACACAAAGAGGCTTCTGTGTGCCGCTTCTGTCTTATTAACTTCAATCTGCGCTTTCGCAAGTTCCTGCGCGTGTTTTTCAGCCATTGTCGAAAGTTCAAACGCGATAGCATTCTTCTTGTCTTTATCCTCTATAAATTTGTCAAGTAGTCCTGTAACAGGTCCGATTAGTTGCTGTAACATATATGCCTCACTTTAGTGGATTAGACAGGTAGTCCATACCTTGCCACAAATCCTCTACCTCTTTAGTTAATGTTTTGAACTTTACTTCTGTATCGCCAATGTCATTAATAATAATTTCTGCTTTAGCTACCGTAGCTTTCATAGCTTCAATATCGTTAGATAGCTTAGAAACGTCTGTATTCAATTCTAACAGCTTTTCCTGTTGACTTAGTAGTGTATCAAGCCTTGTGCCTAAAGTCGCTAGATTCTCACGTATGGGGCTTATATCGGGTATCTGCTGTGCTTCTACTGCTTCTAGTCTGCTGTACAAGCTAGAGGCTGTCCATACGCCACCGCCTATAGTACTACCAATACCAAGTACAATGGCAATCCAAACGCCCTTGAACGATGTGTCACCTATCTTAAGTTCAGTGCTTTCTAAACTCACAGTTCAACACACTCCGTTCCATACATAAAGCAAGAGTAACCCAGATGGGTTGGTCCTGTTTGAAAAAACTCTGACTCGCTACCTGCGGCTAATACATCAGTCTCTGTTACGTATAAGTCTAAGCCCATATCGTCATTACCGTTTAAAAACACAGCCGTTAGGTTACGTGTAGTGTTGTAACCCATAGACACCCATTGTGCGTTAGCATCATAGAAGATGTTAGTCTGCTCTGCTGTAGTGTTAGCGTTCTCAATACCTTGCTCTAGGAATGCTACAGCTTCCTCTGAGTTAGCTACAGCTAGATAAGCACTAGCGTTGTTAGCGTGAGTCTCGATGTCATCTACTGACTGGTTATACGTGTCAACAGTCTCTTGTTCAATCTGTAGGACTTCTACGTTGTCTACTACAAAGGTCTGCACTTCAGCTTCTTGGTCAGGAGTATCGGCTTCTTCTACTTTTTCAGCCACCTGTATTGCTGTAGACATATTCACAACAGCTTCAGTAAACGTATCAATAGCGTTATCCATAAGCTCTAGTTCTTCTACAGCCTTGTTCTCTAATACAGCCTTAACGTCACCGTATGGCTGATAATTAGTAGCAAAGCCAGTTAAAGCCTCGTTATACGCCTGTACTTGAGTCTCGTTAATATGTGACGTAGTGGAAACAGTACCGTCAGACAAAGCGTCACCGTGGTGTGCATATTCCTGAGCCGCGCCTACTAGGAGAATGCCAGTGTTGATTTGGTCAACTATAGCGGTGCTAGACTCTAAGAGTGCATCGTACTCACTTGACTGAGCTACGGAACTTAGCACTAACAGAGATAATAGTGTCTTCTTCATCTGTTTCCTCTCCTCCTATGTTTAATACAGTGTTATACCAATCTTTTGTTTTCTTGCTGTAGTCTGGTATGTAAACCTCTGGCTGACGTTTCATAACTAACATAGCACGTTTACCTACGACTAACTTACCGTTGTTCAGTATGGGACAAGGTGTGCCTGAAATAAACATTGCCTTCCATACGTCAGTGCTTTGACACATACGAGCTACTGCACTTACCTTCATTCCTAAATCAGACAAGACCTTAGCGTCTCTACGTCTATTACACTCAGGGTCAATATCATAAGTACCGCTACTAAACCCTACGCCTACTGTCTGTAATGAACCGCCTGTACCCTTAAGGCAAGTGTCCATACCATTACTCATGTAACTAGGAGTGATTGCAGAACCTACTGGTATTTCGCTACTGCTTCCTGCTCCATTGTACGTATTACTAGTTGACGTATCTGTAGTTGTATTGTTACTATTAGTAGTTGAGTCAGAACCGTGGTACGTATTCAAACTACCTTCCTGAGCGTTCTCTGCCAATGTAACCCATGAGAACATCATTAGTAAGCAAAATAACTTTCTCACTTCTTATGTACAATCTTCTGTACTGTCTCTGATTCATAGATACGAATACCTAACCAGATAATAGTAAAGATACTAGCAACGGGAGGCAACCAAGCCGCTAGTGACATCACACCTGTGGATGCCGCGAATAC